CAAAATTTGGCCCTAAAGTACCGAATACGTTCCCGGCTATATTTGTAAATTCCCCGCCGCCTGAACCTATACTGGTTCCAGGTAAAGAAGTTTGGCCTCCAACAGGTGTACCCAAGCCTGCAAAAGCCTTGGCCAAACCAATCGCGATATACTGAGCGATCAAGGTTGCTGCAGTCTGAATTAACTGGTCCGCAATCGTATTCAAGAAATCGGCAAAGGCTTCTTCGGCGCTCTTCGTTCCAGCGACTACTTCCTGGAGGCCGCCAACAAGTGAGTTGACTGCGGGTGAAACCGCCTCAAAAGCTTGGTTAAAGCGGAGCTGTTGCTGCTCTGCCTGGCTTAAGGTGTCTAGCAACCCTAAAACAGCTTGTCTGCGTCCTTCTAATCGCTCTATTTCAGCTGTTGCATTTGCGTTTCCGCCCTTTTCTGCTATTCGTAGTTTTTCTATTTGTGCTGTTAAATCTCTTTCAGCATCTTCTCTACGTCTGGTCTGACTAATTTGCAGTTCAAGGGCTTCTGATCTATTGAAGGCGCCAGCGTCTTCAATTTGCCTTTCAAAACCTACAGTTATCTGCTCTGTTTGCTGGCTAAACTCTAAAGCTGCAATTTCTCTGGCTGTAACCAAATTTTGCTCTCTTTTTATTGCCTGCTCCCTTAATAAAGCGTTTTGAGACCGCAGGTTCTGAAGCTGGGCGTCAAAAACTTGGTTAATTTCAGCAGCATCCCCAGGGAACTTGCTTTGCTCTAAAGCTCTTTGACGACCTAGCTCTAAAAGCCTTTCCTGTAAAGGTAATCTCTCAAACAGTGCTCGGTTTTGTATCTTTGCTGCGCCTAGTTCAGTTGCTTGAAGTTCTCTACGTTTCGTGTCTATATCTAACTGTTTAATACTCTCCTGTAATAAGCTTTGCTGTAATTGTAAAGTCTGTGATACAGGTAATTTGGGCGCTTTTGGTGCGCCTTTTAGATCGTCTTCTTCTGGTGTGCTTAGCTTTAAGGGGTCTCTTCCTTTTTGGGTTTCAGGAGGATTACCGACAAAAGTGTTTATATCTCTTACAAGCTGACTTCTTCTTCTTTCTAGTTTGTCTATGTTATCTTGTACTCGTGATTTAGACTGTGTACCTATAACTTTATCAAGAAGTTCTCTCTCCTTATTAATTTTATCACCGATTTCTACGAGTTCTTTTTGATTCCGTTCAAAAGTTTTTGGGTTAAGTACGTCAATATTTAAACCTTGACTGATTTTTTCAAAAAGAGGTTGCAATACTTTTAGTGTATTTGTAGCAAAGTCTTGGAATTTTGCTCCAAGAGCCAGTAATAGTGGTCCTGCTGCACGGTTGGCGTCTTCTAGCGCCTTTTCTAGTCTTGCTCCAGCCTCTGCGGGAGAGTCGCCAATCCTTTTTGCAGCTGGTTCGTACTTATCTCGTAAAAAGTTTACAAATGTAGTTGTAAATTCTTTTGCGTCAACTTCACCTTGCTCTAGTGCTTTCTCCAGCTCTTGTGCAGATCTGCCAGTAGCTTCCGCAAATAGAGCAAACGCTCCAGGTAAGCGGTCACCGATTTGACCCCTAAGCTCCTCAGCGCGGACTGAGCCTTTTGATATGACTTGGGTAGCCGCTCTTAAAACTCCGTTTAGATCTTCTGCGTTGCCCCCAGTTGCTTTTGTTGCAGCCGCTAAACCCCGATAAGTGTTTTCAATCTCTTCAATGCTGCTGCCGTTGGCTTTTGCAGCGGCACTTAGCTGTGTAAAGTTTTTTGTGGCTTCAAGGATTGGCTGATTAAAATCTCGCGCAGCCTTGTCTAATATTCTGAAGCCTTCTCCGCTTTCACTTCCAAGTACACCGCGTAAAGCGATTTCTAGCTTGCTTATTTCTGCTTCAGTTCTTGCAATCTCTGGAGCGGCCCTGCCTAAAGCGTTTAAACCTTTTGCAACTACAGCAATACCCGCTGCAATAGCTGCACCCTTTGGTCCCGCTAATGAGCCAAGCACTGCAGCCTGAGCAATATCTTGGCCCGGTAAATTTACAGTGGCTAGACCTGCGCCAACTGCTCTGCCTACATTGGTGCGTCTTCTAGCTGCTGCAGGTTCAGGACCAATTGGTTTTGAGTACTGCTGTGATTTAGCTAGCTCTGCATTTAGCTCTCGTTGCTTTTGTACACTTTCGCCTCTTTCCTGCGCTTCGCTTCTAGCAGCGTTTAATACAGCTTTATTTAAGCCAAGTAAACCTTGGGTTATGCCGTTTTGCTCGTTTAATCTTGCATTTTTAGCTCTTACTAAGTTGTTGACTCTTTCTTGTAAACTGCCTGTAAATTTTACCTTTTTTGCGGCTTCTCCGAATTGTTTTGTAGGTATTTTTATTTTATTAAAACTTAAAACTGCAGCTTCTGCTTCTTCGTTTAAAGTTTTAGTTAATCTCTTAAGGCGTCCTAGTCGTTTTTGGGCTTCGTTTAACTGCGGACCAAACTGCCCTGCAGTAAAGCCTGTAGGGCTAGGTCTTGTTACACGTTGTGAGGATTGTTGTGCAGCTCTTGCGTTATTTAATAACCTGTTTCTTTCTGCTAATTCTTGGTTGTAAGTTTCTTCTGCTGATATAAGGTTTTTTAATGCGGCACCGTACTCATCAGTGCCTCTAGCGGCATTGTTAAACTGTGTTCTTGATTCAGATAAAGCATCAGTAAAATTTTTAAAACTTGCTGTAAACTTGCCAAACTTTTCTTCTGTTTTATCTATTCTTTGGCTTATAACGCTTAAATTATCGCTAATAGCTTGTAGTTTTTGTGCGCCTCTTACGGCTATCTCAATATCAGCTCTGTATGCCACGATCCACAGCTGTCACGTCACTTTATATTCTACCCACAAAAACCCTACCTTCTACGGCGGGCTTTTTCCATTTCCTTCTCTTGGTCCTCGTTCAATATTTGGAAATAGGCGCTCCAGCCAATTAGCTCTTCGGCTGTCATTGTGGTGCGGACTTCGGTCAAGCTCATGCCAAGCTCCTTGGCCACGCCAAACTGCAGCATGAGCCAGTTGTCTTTACGAAGTTCCGCGCTTAGGATTTTGGGTCCATTGGCTCTTCATCGTCTTGAAGAACAGCAAGCATCAAAGATTGCAGGTCTTTGTCCTTCACCTCGTTCTTTAAAACGTCGATTTCACCAGCTGAAAACAAACGCTTGCCGTTTTCATCCTGGGCTTTAGACAGCAGTAGTTGCAGTGCGAACGCGCCAGCGTCGTCGGACTTTGCTTGCTTTTGGGCGCGTTCTCGTTCCGCCATTGTCATAGGCGTTACCCACATCTCAAATACTGAGCCATCGGAAATCTCGACTTCGCGTTTTACTGGCTGCAGGTTTGCCGCTTTACGCAGGCGGTCGATTGGGCGAAGTGTCCCAGCCATAAATACTACATTGACTTAAAGTCAATCTAGCGTAGCGCAATAAAAAACCCCGGTTTTTGCCGGGGCTTTCTTACTTAATAAGTTTTAAGTTATGCGGTTGCGCTGAGGTCAAACACTGGCGTGCTGGATGGCCTGAAGTTTACAGCCACTGATTGGGCATCATCAGGGTTGACATTCATGCTTGCAGAAGTAAGCACTGCGTCAAACTCGATCGAGCTACTAAGGGTGTTACTTACAGTGCCACCGCTGAACACCTCGTTGGTGTAAAGTTTAAAGCCTGCACCTGTTTGATTGCGCTGGAGAACGTCATCTATAATGCGATTGCCCAAAGAAGCGTCGTTATCGGTCATGTAGATTGTTGCGCTTCCCGTGCCATCGCCGAAGCCGGAGATGTAAGTGCGGAAAGGCACGTACTGGCCAGGGGTTTGGCCGATGCTTGTAACGTCAAGCTCTGCCCTAGTAATCTCGAAATTCCAGTCCCTTACTTGACCGATGACCGTGTAGGAGTCATAAGCAACCTGGAAGGCATTTGGAGATACAGCTGTGCCGTCATCTGACAGCGTTACGGCAGAACCGCCATCGGTTGCCGAAACCTGAAGTGCTCCAGTTGCAGCGTCGTAGCTACTGACGTAAAAGGTTGTGGCGGCTGAAAGACCACTTGGAAGTGTTCCACTGCCAGCCAAGTGCGTTGTAGTATTTACAACGCTGAATTGCACTGGGTCACCTACCTTGAAGTTCAGATAGGTTTTTACGGTGATCGTGTCAGTACCTACATTTACGTCTGTTTCGGCAAACGTATCTGTAGTACCGGCAGGTTTGTAGTAGAGGGCACCTGAAGTGCCGGACAGAACGGTGGTGGCCATTGGTACGCCAAAAATTAAAGGTCTCTGCGGGCACTGCCCGGCTTATTACAGGTTAGCGCCTATTTAAGTCAGTACAGTTGCTACATAGCCGGTGTCAATGCGGCCCATAAAATGTGGTGATTCTTCAGTAGCTGAAAAAATTGGGCCGTTTATTTCACCCAATTTTACGAATACACCTGTAGTAGCTTTGGCCGTGTCGTTAATAGTCTCTAATACGTTCACAGCAGTTGTTACCAATTCTTGATTGCGGGCCGGACCACGCCCCTTTTCTGTAAACAAACGGATCACTAACGCTCCACGGGCATTATCTAAGCTAGAAGTCAGCGTCGGTTCGTTGGTTAAGCCAAACGTGATGTTGACGCGGACGTACTCGGTGGTCGTATTTGGTGGAACGGCAGTGATGTTGTCAAAGTAAACAGGAACTGCTGGTACAAGGTTGTTAAATGCCGTCAGTAACGGGTTCTCCATTGATGCCCGGATCGCTTGGTAGTTCATTTTCTAAACGCTTTTGCCAAGGCTTTGTCCATTTCTATTTTAATTGCTTTGTCTAGGCGGCCTCCTTCTGCAAAAGTTGCAAACCAGTCCAAGGGGGCTGTACGACTTGAGATGCTTTTTGGATCACCGCCGCCTGTATCCCCTCTACGACTACTGTCTTTACGTCCACCATTAACCGGGTCAAAGTTGGCTTGACCTTGTGAGGTTTGTGGGCCATCTGGAGATATTGCCCAACCTTTTGGATAGTAAGTTTTGTCATGTTCCACGGCATCAATAGCTTCCGCTGCGTGATCCGAAAAGTTTGAAATAGTAAATACAACTTTATCCGTAGTTACTTTGGTCCTTAAAAGCGTTGCTGCTGCTTGCGGTCCAGTAAACGGACCTTCACGAAATCTGAGTGGTCGGGCATCTCCTGGACCACCGTCACCCTTAACTTGCTGTCCTTGCGGGCCTTGAATTTGCCAAGAATTAGAGAAACGGCCTGTCCAACTAGGGCCTTCCTCTTGTAACTCGTCTACTGTGCGCTCCGCAGCTTTAATGGCACCGATTAAAAGAGCCGATGAAACGTCGCGGTCTAGTTGTTTGCCTATCCCAAAACCTTTAGCCATTACTGTGGCCTCACGATCAGGGTGTGGTACACCGGTTTGTCACCACGATAGGTCAAAATGTTGATGATCTTGGCTTCGCGGGTTTGGCCTGCCTGCGGATACTGCACACGGTCGGCTTCTGTTGGGTAATAATCGCCAAGCTCTTCCGTACCAATCAAAATCTTTACGTCCGTGCTTTGGTACAAGCCTTCGGATTCGCGGGGCGTCAGGCGGCTGATGATGCCCTTTACCGTGACATTGGTGTCCGCTCCAGTCACAGCCCCTGTGGTTGGGTCGTAGGCGCGGGGTGTAGTGGTCTTGATGTACGTGATGTCCTGCCCCCAGTCGTTAAAGATCTGGGCTGGAATCGGTGAAAAGGTGTCGTCTATTCTTGACATTTCATCCTCTAACAACGCGCACTTGATAACCCCCAGAGCCGCCCAGGGTGAAGGCTCCAAGGTAAGACTGCAACCACGGGTAGACATCAAAAATGTTGTTCACAGATCCAGTTGCCTGGCTATCTGTGTTGTACTTCACCTTTAGTTCGCCTAGCTCGACTTCTTCATACAAACCTTCGGTTCCGGTGTTACCAGTGACGGCATCGGTGTCATTTGCTAACGCACGCGCCAGCTCATAGGTGGCGTATTTGATGTCTGCTGGGATGACGGAACATGTAAGTTCCACCCGGTCAACGTGGTAGTTGTTGCGCGGCCAGCTCAGGGCTTGGCCGTTACTGCAACGGTCGCCGTAAAAGTTAAGTACGTCGATCCAGCGGGTTGCGCTGATGATGGAGCGGTTCTTTTGGTCGTCATTTTTATCGTCCCAGGTTGAAGAACTTGGGACGGTCTCGAAATAGGCGTTTGCTTCCGCCAGCGTTACATAGCTGTTGGAGTTTTCGCCCTTTAATGTGGCATCGATTGTTGCGGCCACAGGACTGCAGGAATACTTTCTTTGATTTTAGCCCAATAAAAAACCCCGCCGAAGCGGGGCAGTATCAGCTTTTGCTGGACGTATCAGGCGATTGCGCTGGTGTCCAGTGGGCTGTTGACGATCAGCTCGACCATTGGGATCAGGTCGGTGTCGTAGGTGGCTGACCAGTTGCCAGCAGTGGCCAGCGTGCCGTTGGTGGGGTTGTCACCAGCACTCGTCCACTTGGTGCCCATCACGTGATAGGCGGTGTGGTAGTCCACAGAAAGTACGTCCTGCTTCGAGAGCACGTTGCGGTCTGCTTCAATGCGCAGATCCTGCTGGACGCCTTCCAGAACTGAACCACCCTTCATCAGGTAGCAGCGGAACTCCTTGACGTCGCCTGACGTTCCAGGGATCACAGTGTTGACCTGTGGATCCATGATCACGTTGCAGCCTGCAAATTCGCCGATGGAGCGTGCTCCAACGCCGACGCCCCCACCGCCCCAGGTCACTGCGCCAGCAGCGGCCAGTGCAGAGGTGCTGAAAGTAAGAAGGCCAACCTGATACAGGTAGAAACCAACGGATGGGTGGACAATCAAGGTGTCCAACTCATCGCCACGCTCGCCAAGAGCAGCGCGGGCCTCAGCC